GACGGCATTGAGTTATAAATATTAATAAAATATTAATAAAATGGAAGAAATTTTAAGAAATTTAAAAGTATATCTAAAGATTCCTATTACTACTGAATATTCAGGAGATTTACAATGGTTTGATGAAAGTAAAGCTCATATCGTAGAAGGTAAGGAATTTTGCGAAACAGATAAATATGGAGATAAGGTTTGTGTATGGTATGTATCTACTACATTTGATGCAGTTAAACAAGAAGATTGGCAATGGCTGATTGAAGAAATTGCAGAGTGTGGATGTAAACCAACAACAGAAGAATTTTGTAAAAAACTATTTGTATAACTATGAACGAAGTAGCAGCAATATTAGATGATATACAAAGTATATTAGAAAAGAAGAATCAAGATTATGGGGATTCTTTTCACGATACTTTTACAGAGTTTGGAATAATATCATCTGTTATAAGACTGAACGATAAGATGAAAAGATTAAAAACTCTTGTAAAAAACTCAAGCAAACCTAATTATGAAAGTATTGAAGATACTTTAAAAGATATAATAGGTTATGCTGTACTTACACTTAAAGAACTTAACTTTCAAAATTCAAGAAAATGATATTGGTACTTAAAGAAAACTCTCCAGAAATAATACAAGCTATAAAAGATTCAGGAATAAAAGTTTGTGGATGTGTTAAATTTAAGAATAGTGTATGGCTTGATTATAGTGGTGTTACTCCTAATGTAGTACACGCAGTTGGATATTATGATGAGGAGTTAGTAGGCACAAAGTCTGTAGAGGAAGAGTTAAAAAGATTTGTAGGCGAAAATAAAGATATAGTTTACTGTAAAGATGTAAATGAATTTATATCAAAAATAAAAGAAATAGAAAATGGCAGAAGTAATAAAGAATGAAAATATTTGGGAACAAGTATTATGGTTTCTTGATAAGAAAGATAAACATATAGATAATTTAAGGGAATATTTTTGGGGTATAAAAAATGATGGCTCAATAATATTAGGTCTTACATATTATCTTGAACAAGCTGTTCTTAGAAATACTCATATTGAAGAACTTGAAATCCCATTAAAAAGAAATGAAAATCAAACAGATTATCATATAATAAATCTTAAAAAAGAAAATGATTCAATAGTTTGGTATTACGATAATGAACCTAAGTCAAAAGAAGAATTAATTTCTCTTTTAAAAGACAAGGATATTATAGCGTTTGAAAATAATCTGTTAGCATTAATAGAAAAAATGCACCTTGAAAGAAACAAAACTATTGAAGAATTTTCAAGAAGCCAAAACCTTTTAAAAGCAGAATTAAATACTAAAATATCAAAGTGTCATGGAATTTAATTTTAATAAATATCAAAGTCAATTAACACAAGAAATGCTTGAGAAATACCCACAAGAAATTCAAGAGCAATTTATTCAAATTATAAATGGTATTCCTCTTGTTAAATCTTTAATTGCTGCTGATAGACCTCACGCTATCAATTTGCCACGTAAAGACGGGAAGATAATAGTTGATATTACTAAACCTCATATATTAGAAAATATGGATTATTTTAGACCAGCAGCATTACATTTTAAGAAGTATGGTTGCTATACTAATCTAACTCCAAATAAAAATCCAAAGAGTGAATATGGTAAATGGATAAGAGAAGAAATAAGAAGGTGTTATGAAGGTTATGTCAGAGAATCTGATGGGGAATGGATAACTGGAGATTATTATTTCTTTTTAAATTATTGTCCTATTCAGATAGCCAGAAAAGAAAAGGGAAATAAAAAAAGAAGTCAAAGAGTTATTGATTTCCCAAATGTTTGGGAAGGACACTATTATCTTTCACACTATCTTGAACAAGCAAGAGATAATGGACATCATGCTTTTATGTTGGCAGCCAGAGGTAAAGGTAAATCATATTTTAGTGCAAGTAGAGTTGCTAAACGTTTTGTATTAGGAGAAAGTAGAGAAGTTAATAAAAAAGTACAGGTTGTAGTAACAGCATCTGAAAGGAAGTATATTCAAGGTGCTAACCAAATACTTGATATGTTTGTGTACTATATTGATTTTCTTGCTAACAATACACAATTTCCAGCAAGAAGATTAACCAATTCTCTACATGATATGCAGTGGACTATGGGTTATATTGATGCTGATAATGGTACTAAAAAGGGTACTCTCAACTCCGTTACAGGCGTAACTTGTAAAGATGATGAATCTAAACTTCGTGGTAGTAGAGGACAAGTATATGTTATAGAAGAAGCTGGTTCTTTTCCGAGGTTATTGCAGTTATATGCAGTGCTTAGACCTTCTGTAGAAGATGGTAATAATATATTTGGACAGATATTTGCTTATGGTTGTGTATGTGCAGGAACTAAAGTATGGACTAACAATGGTAGGTATATAAATATAGAAGAACTCAAAAAAGAGGACGGTATAATAGGGTATGAGAATGATTTGCCTGTTAAAAATAGTATAGGTACATTGTTAGAACCTAAAGAAAAACCCTGTATTAGAATTACTTACAATACAAATAAAATATTAGAATGTTCTATTGACCACCCAATTCTAAAACAATTAGTTCATACACCTCGTATAAAAGGAACATTACATAGTAGGAACAGAACACATGAAGAAGTGTGGGTAAGAGCAGATGAATTAAAGGTAGGGGATAAAATAATAGAAGGTAGATACATAGGAGCATTTGGTAATGATGTATTAGATGATGCAAGATTAATAGGTATGTTAATTGGTGATGGTTCTTATGGATTTAACAATACTCCAAAGTTTTCAAATGAAGACGAAGAATTGTTAGATTACATAAAATCAAAGTATCAATGGAGTTTGGATAAAGAACATATTACAAAACAAGGTAAACTATACAAGAAATACGTGTTAAAAATATATGTCAACTACTTAGAAAAGTTGGAATCTACGGACAAACTAAAACATCTAAAAGATTACCGATTAATTATCAAACATTAACAGAGCAAGATACTAAAGAGCTACTTGCTGGATTGTTTGATACAGATGGTTGTGTATATTTGAAGGGAGAAAACACTATTATTTCTTTAGTTCAATCCAATAAAAAAATATTGGAACAAGTACAACTGTTACTAAGAAAATTTGGTATTATATCATGTATTGCAGAAAATAAACCGAATATAAGATATGACAGAAAAGATAAAAACCCTTGGTATATTCTTTCTATTAAAGGAAGAGTTAATATACGTTTATTTAAAAAATACATTCCAATTATACAAAACGGAAAAGTAAATAAATTAAACGAAATTTGCACATATTTCAATGACAATCCAATGGTAAAGAAGAGATGTTGGAATGAGGATAAAATTATAATTAGAACTATTTCTAAAATTGAAAATATAGGAATACAGACAATTTATAATTTATCTGCGGAACAAAGTCATACATATTTAGCAAATAACATTATAACACATAATACTGCTGGTGATAGTGAATCAGATTTCTCCTCTATGCAGGAAATAATGTATAATCCAAAGGGTTATAATGTTCAAGAATTAGAAAATGTATATGATATAGAAGGACAAGGTAGAAAAGAATTTACTTATTTCTTTCCTTCTTATATGAATATGGCTGAATGTTATGACAAAGATGGTAATAGTGATGTAATAAAAGCTTTATTTGAAATACTTAAAGATAGGTATGTAGTCAAGTATAATTCTACTGACATTAGAATGATTACTAAACGTATGGCAGAATTACCTATTACTCCTAAAGAAGCTGTATTACAAACATCTAATAATTTATTCCCTGTATCAGAATTACAAGAAAGATTGTTAGAAATAGATAATAATCCTTCATTTTATAATGATACTTATATTGGAGAATTAGCTTTAAATCCTGACGGTACTGTAAAATTTAATCCTACATTAGATACTCCTATTAGAGATTTCAAAGTTAATGACAATAATATTGTAGAAGGTGCATTGGAGATTTATGAAATGCCTGTAACAGATATTAATGGAAAAGTAATTCCTGAAAGATATATAATAGGTCACGACCCTGTAGACAATGATGAGGATAAACAAGGTTCTCTATCATCAACATTTGTATTAGACTTATGGACTGATAGAATAGTCGCAGAGTATACTGGAAGAAAGAGAATGGCTGATGATAATTTTGAAGTATTAAGAAGACTATGTATATTTTATAATGCTAAATGTCTTTACGAACAGAATATTAAAGGGTGTTTTGCTTATTTTTCTCAAAAAAACTGTTTATATTTATTGGCTGACACTCCTGAATATCTCGTAGATAAGCAACTTATAAAGACATTAGGATATGGTAACACTTCAAAAGGAGTTAGAGCTACTTTACCTATTAACAATTATGCTAATAAACTAATACAACAATGGATGCTCAAACCTGTTATCAAAGTTACTAAAGACCCTACAACTGGACAAGATGTTGAAGTTCAAGTGCCTAATTTGTTTAATATTAAAAATAGGGCATTACTTAAAGAGTGTATTTTGTACACACCGCTGCAAGGTAACTATGATAGAATAAGGGCTTTAGGACTTGTAATGTTATATAGAGAAATGTTCATTGTTATGTATCAAGGTATTCTTGATAAAGGTAGAAGTTATGTTCCAGAAGATTATATAGGTAACGACCCATTTTTTGATGAGAATTATAACAATCCTTATGATAATGAAGTAGAGAGTTATTAAGTTATATAGTTTTAAAATAATGAGGGTTACTTAATAGTGACTCTCATTATTATTTTTGCACAGAATTACAGTAAAAAATTTTAACTATGTTTGCAAACAGTTCATTTCCGCCACAAATGCTTTCATTTAAAAGTAAGGGCAAGGAGTGGCGACAGAAACATTTAGATTGGGCTGACACTAAGTCATATTGGAATTATGGATTGGTTAGAAACACCGCTATCCATAAGAAGATAAACTATGACTTGGTGAATGGTATTATTCATTTAAAGGATATAGCAAACACAATAAATCCAGATGGAATTAAAGGTAGTTTTATACCAAATAAAATACAACATTATCCAATAGTAAATTCAAAATTAAATGTTCTTAGAGGTGAAGCAAGTAAAAGACAATTTGACTATAGGGTAATTATCACTAATCCTACTGCTATATCTGAAATTGAAACAAAGAAAAAAGACGAAGTATATAATGCTGTATTACAATTAATACAAGAGCAAAATGCAGGTTTACAGCAACAAGCTCAGATAGAACAGCAGCAAGCTCAACAGGAGCAACAGAATCAACAATTTCAAGATTATCAGCCAACACAAAGCAGTTTCAAACAGGGACAAGCACAAAAAGATTACGAAGAAAAATTAAATAGAATAGCAGATTACTACACATATCAATATCAGGATATTAGAGAAATGCGCGGTAATGCTATATTGCATCATTATTCAAAAGAACAAGATTTTAATGTGATGTTCAATGATGGTTTAATGGATGCAATGATAGTAGGTGAAGAGATATATCAGTGTGAAATAGTTGGCGGCGAACCTACTTTACGTAAATTAAATAATATGAAAATATCAGCATTTGGTTGTGGTTATTCTAATAAGATAGAAGATGCTGATGTTATCATAATGGAAGATTATTGGTCTTTAGGAAAAATTTACGATACTTATTATGATGCCTTGACTCAAAATGATGTTAAGAAGTTAGAGAAAATGGGAGCTACTGGAGAACCAGCAAGTCCAGATTCTATGGATAATATTGATGAAAGAGAAGGCTTTGTAAATAGACCAATGCTAACAGATGTTATAGTTAATCCTGATAGTGATATTTATTTTAATCCCGCTGCTGGTTATGGGGAATCTGCATTATCTTCTTTATCCCCTTTTGATGGAGAAGGTAATATTAGAGTACTGAGAATGTATTGGAAATCTCGTAGAAAGATTAAAAAAGTTACTTCTTATGACCCTGAAACTGGTGAAGAAGTTCAAACATTCTATGATGAAGATTATATTATAGACAAAGCAAAGGGAGAAACAGAAAAGATATATTGGATTAATCAAGCTTGGGAAGGCACAAAAATAGGTAAAGATATATATGTAAACATAAGACCTTGCCCAGTACAATACAACTCAATTACAAATCCATCAAAATGTAGCTTTGGCATCGTTGGTACTATCTATTCTTTAAATGAAAATAAACCATTTTCGTTAGTAGATATGATGAAGCCATACGCATATCTATATGATGTTATCCACGCGAAGATGGAGAGGTTTATAGCAAGAGATTATGGTTTCTTAGTAAATATTGACCTTGCTAAAATGCCGAGAGGTTGGAAATTTGATAGGTATATACACTATGCTAAAACAATGGGTCTATTAATTCAAGACTCGTTTAATGAGGGAAGTATAGGTGCTGCCACAGGTAAGATTGCAGGTGCATTAAATAATAATGCGGTTGGTGGTATTAATGCTTCTCAAATAGAAGTAGTAAAAGCATATACTGAAATACTTGAATATATACGCAATGTTATGTCTGAAATAGTAGGCATATCAAGACAACGTGAAGGTCAAGTAAGTAACAGAGAAACAGTAGGTGGAGTTGAAAGGGCTACATTACAATCATCTTACATTACTGAGTGGTTATTCTTAAAACACGAAGATACTATCAAAAGAGTTATGGAAGCCTTTTTGGAAACAGCTAAAATAGCTATGAAAGGTAAATCCAAAAAGTTTCAATATATAACAGATGATTTCGCTAATAAACTCATTGAAATAGATGGTGATGAATTTAGTGAATGTGATTATGGTTTAGTTGTAGATAATTCAGATGCTTCACAAACATTGAAGCAAAATATGGAAATGCTTGCACAGGCTGCATTACAAAATCAAGTTCTTTCTTTCTCAACTATTATGAAACTTTACGGCACTGCTTCTTTAGCTGAAAAACAGAGAATGGTAGAAAAAGATGAACAAGAGAAGATACAACAAGCACAACAAGCACAACAAGAACAATTACAGCAGCAACAAGAAGCTGCTCAAATGCAATTACAATTACAGCAGCAACAATTACAATTACAAGAGTTATTAAATCAAAGAGATAATGAAACTAAGATTCAAGTAGCTCAAATTGCGGCTAATAGTAAATTACAAACTACTGCAATGCAAATAGACAGTGCTGATGATGGTTCAGCAGAATTAGCTCTGAAAATGGCTCAATTAGATGAACAAAAAAGACAGTTTGATATTAAAGCAAAGCAGACAGACCAGAAACAAGCGGATACTAATAAAAATAATGAGCAAAATCTTCAATTTAACGAAAGAAAATTAGCTCAAGATAAAATGCTTAAGGAAAAGCAAATAAGTGTCCAAAAAATGCAAAAACGGAGTAATAACACTAAATAATTAAACTATTATGGTAACAGTACAACTTTATGGCAAAAATATTGCCAACACAAGAATAAAAGCAGATACACCAGTAGCACCAGCAACTACTTCAGACAGTGTATTTATGTCTGATGGTACTACATTAACATCTAAAATAAACAAATTAATAGATGAGTTGAATACAACTAAAAAAGAGTTAGAAACCCTTAAAAAGAAATCAAGTAAAACAAGTAAAGAGTAATTATGAATGATATAGTATTAAATGGAATTGTAGCAGCGTGTTCTTCTGTATTAGCTTGGTTTTTAGCCAGACGTAAATATAATGCAGAAGTAGACAACTCTGTTATATCAGGATTAAAAGAAGCTCTTGAAATCTACAAGCAAATTTCAGATGATAACAAAGACAGGATAAAAGAAAATCAAGCAAAACTAAAAGAAGTGTTAGATGAAAATCTACAACTTAAAAGTGAGCTTACTATTCTTAAAGCACAGGTTGAACTTATGCTAAGGTATAATTGTATGAGAGCTAACTGTCCTAAAAGAATAACTAATTCAGATGATGTTATTAAGAAAACAATAGAAGATAAAGAAGATGTCTAACGAAAATACATATAGAGATTGCAAATGCAAGCCTGATGAGATTCCTCAAAATGCTGATTACATTCACAATTCATCTACTCCTACTCATTGTTGTGATAATGACAAATGTGAATGTCATCATCCACTACGCTTGTGGGCTATTAAATACGAAGTTTCAGGTGTTGCAAAGTTCTCAGGTGTGGCTGTTGTTCAGGCAAAAGATTTGTGTAATGCACAATATGTATTTATTCAAAACAGCAAGTTTAATGGATTTAGAGAGTATATACATATTCTTTGTATAGAAGAGCTATATCCAAACCCAGAGCCTGTTCTTCTGCTGGAAGATAGTGCAGCAATTATTAATCACCGTGATTTAAAATCTTATCCATTCCTTTTGAAGAGTGATTATGAACATAATATTCAAAATATATCTGATAATGTAATAGAAGCAGTAGAGGATTATATTAAACATAATCCATTTCAGCAAGTACAATCAAATTGGAATGAAACAGATGAAACATCTAAGGCTTATATCCTGAATAAGCCTAAAATACCTGATGCTCAGGTACAGGCAGATTGGAATGAGACTAATGACTCTTCCAAAGCATTTATACAAAATAAGCCTACAATACCAGAAGCACAAGTAAATGCAGATTGGAACTCTGAATCAGGTAAGTCACAGATACTTAACAAACCTACTGACCTTGTACGTAAAAGTGATATTGAGGGTCTTTTAAAGAATGATGGTACTGTATATACAGGTAAATATCTCGAACAAGTAGAAGACTTGGATAACTTTCAAGCATCTGAGGGCAAGATAGTACAGTATATAGGAGAAACAAATTCTAAGTACACTAATGGTTATATATATAAGAAAGTAGGAACACAAATTATAATTCCAGCAGGAACTAAATATATAAATGTTCAAGATACTTCTGGAAGATTAGCAGCAATGAATGTACCTAATGGAATTTACTATAAAGTAATAGACCCAAATGATACGGTAGTAAATAAAATAAGGTATCATTTATTTTTATCAAATCAAAATTCAACGTTAAGTGATTGCGTTCCCGTAACATATATAAATGATATTGTAGCACCTATTGTCGGGGTATATGGATGTACAAATTTAGTGTTTAGTAAAATAGTTTCATACAATACAGAAAATTCTTGGTACGCTGTACTTGAAAATGGTGCAGTGATAAGAAAATATGGAAGTAGTCAGGAGAGTTTTGAATATAGAGGACTATCAGCATCGATTTATGAAAATTCAAATGGAACAAGAATTTATATTAACCGCACTTATACAGGTAATGATGAATATGCTTGTGTATTATTGTTGGATTATGCAGAAACCCTTGATATTTATCCAGCAATAGCACCATTAAATGCTTTTAAATATAAGGTAAATACAACATCATCATCAAAAACAATAGGCATAGATGAATGGCAACAATGGGATGTCCAACCAAGAGAAGATACCTCGCACTATGTAACAGATACAGAAATTGGTTGGATAGAACATTAACAATATTATTAACAATATAAAAGAAATTAAAATGGCAGTACCTAAATTTGAATATTTCCCTACAAGGGCAGCATTTGACACTGCAATGGGAACAACAACAGTATTTAACAACTCAGTAGTGTTTATTGAAGACACTATGGAGTTGTTCACACACGGACATTTTTGGACAGTAAGTAACCTGTCCCAATACTACAATAGTGCAACACAGAAACTTCAACTTAAAAACGGTAGTACAGTAATATCAGAACTTGATGCTTCACCATTTATTAAGGATGGTATGTTGGAAAGTGTAGAACTCATCACGACACCTGAAGGTTCAAGTGCTGTACTTTCAGTAAACGGCACTAACTATCCGATTGAAACCATTGACGCACTTACTTTGCCCGACAAGCAGTGGAACGACCCTTATGACACTTGGCACGATGGAATGAAAGTCCTTCCTGTCCTCGACCCAAACAAAGCATACAAGATTATCAACGTTGAAAGGGAGAATGACACACCGCTTTCTGTTATTTTCCAAAACAGTGGAAGTTTCATACTGCAATTCCCCGAACTTTCAATGACTTCCGATGATGTGGCTAATCATAATGAAGTCTATGCTCCGGTTGTAAACAATGTATATGATACTGGTGGTAACGCTACACCAATTTCTACTGAGATTGGAAAGTCTGATTGGGTGCGCTATACGGCTACTTTGTCATATCACCCATTGGAATCCGACCCAGAGAATGAATATCTTTATACTCCGAACGAGAACATAACTTACTACGGTTGTGGTGAAAACGACTATTCTGTACTTTCGTCTGCTACGGAAACCACGGGTTCTGCGTCTAATAATGATTATCCAGCAGTACCTTACTTAAAGTTCACATTCAATACCTTTAACGGTGAATCTACACACACTGTTATTAGGGTATCTATCGCAGAGTTGTTTACCGTATATAATGGTAATAATGTATTGCTTTCAAGTAATTATGTTAAGGCATCTACTTACACAGAACCCGCTGCTGGTGATAAAGTTGATATTGCAGTAGGTAAACTTGCAAAAGGTGTTGCAGATAATGCTGCTGCTATTGCAACTAAACAAGCAACCATAACGGGTGCAGCAACTTCCATCACAACTAATAACCTTATAACATCCAAAGCACTTGTTTCAGATGCTGATGGTAAGGTTGCAGTATCAAATGTTACATCAACAGAGTTAGGTTATCTTAGTGGAGTTACATCAAATATTCAAACACAACTTAATGCAAAGGCTAACATTGCAGATTTAGGTTGGGTAGAACATTAATAATTAAAACACGGAGAAAATGGCTTTACCAAAGGCACATCACATAGAGACACTTAGTGAGTTTAATTCGTTGAAATTCTCTTATGATTCAACGAATACTCACTATTTTACAGGAGGTACTGATATTGTTGTAGAAGGTACTCCTGACATCCTATATACAGACATTGCTTACATAAAGCCATTGTCTGCTATATATACACACGCAAAAATATATCCTTGTCCAATATTGGAGTATGATAATGAACCAACAGTAAATAGTGGGAATCTTGTAAATAGTGGCAATATTAAGAAGGCTATTGATGTTGCCCCAAGATTTTACTTAGGCACTTGCTCCACTGCTGGTAACGTAGCCATCAAGCAAGTTGACATACCTAACTTTCCTACTCAATTAGTCAATGGAGTTGAAACTCCGATTGTAGGTAGTGTGATTGCAGTGAAGTTTGTGGATACTGATGCTGCATCATCTGAGCAAAAGAAGATAAAAGTAAATAATACAAGTGCTTATCCTGTATGGTATGCAGCGTCAGAAAGCATTTTACCTGGTCAAAACACTAACGCGTTTGGAACAGCAAATAAGTATATTTATTATTTATTTGATGGTTCTTATTGGGTGTGGGTATCACAAGATTATGATGCCAACTCCATTTACACCCCCCAAAGACTTGGCTTTGGTTACGCATCTTGTACCACAGCCGCTACAACTACTGCAAAGACTGCATCATTGAGTGAATATAACTTAGTGAATAATGGTTCAGTAGTTGTTTACTTCCAATATGATGTTCCAGCAAACTCAACATTGAATATAAACAATTCAGGTACAAGAGAGATTCACTTCCAAAATGCACGTATTACATCAGGTGTAATTAAAGCAGGTGATAAGTGCTTATTCATCTACAATGGTAACTATATGCTCATTGCAATAGATAGATGGGGTAAAGAACTACAAGAGAAAGTTTCAGGCATCAATATATCTGAAACTGACTTTGAAGCATTGAGTACCTATGAACAAGGAAAACTTTATTTCGTTTATGATAATAACTCTTAAATTTAA